GTTTGTAGATAGTTCGCATAAGGAAAATTCAACGACAAGAGACCATCAATTACGATAGTCTCTTTATTTTGCTCGAAAGTAGGTGATAATTACGGGCTTAAAATTAATTGAACCAATAACAACCGAACCTATAACATTGGCAGAGGTCAAGCAACATTTAAGACTTGATCCAGTCGACACCAGTGAGGACACCCAACTTAATAGCTGGATAACGTCAGCAAGGGAACATGGAGAGAGCTACACACGAAGGGCTTTTGGTACTCAAACATGGGAATTGACCTTAGATAATTTTCCGTGTAAGGATTATATAGAGATACCAAAACCGCCGTTACAGTCAATAACCTCCATAACCTACAAAGATTCAGCAGGAGCAGAACACACATTTACTGATTACATAGTTGACATTGACAATGAGCCAGGGAAAGTAGTGTTAGCCTATGGAAAGCATTGGTCTATATTCACACCTTATCCCATTAATGCGGTCCGTATTCGCTTTGTGTGCGGTTATAGTGACAATATACTTACATGTTTTAAGGATGCACTTAAATTCCATGTAGGTTTATATTACAAATATCGTGACGAGGCAATCCCGAAAGACCATATTGACACAGTAAACCGGATTTATTATCCAAATAGGGTATTTACCTTTTAGGAGGTATCAAAATGCAATATATCATGTTAGAAGAGATTTTAACCCCAACTAGGACTTATATGATAGATGAAATCGTTAGTCCTGGTATTTTTATAACTGCTGCAACTCTTAAGGAATGGGAGCGACAGGGTAAATGTAAAGAGGTGTTGGAAGATGCCAATATCAGCAGGGAAACTGAACAAGCAAATAACGATACAACAGAACCAGCCAGTTGTTCGACTGGACGGAAGCGAAAAAGAAAACTGGACAGCACTAAAAACGGTGTGGAGTGATATTCTATCACAAGGTGCAAGGGAATTTTATCAAGCCCAAAAAAAATATGCAGAAGTCACAAAAGTATTTAAGATTAGATACTTTTCGGGACTTGAAACTAAGCACCGCATATTGTACGGCGCCAGGATATTTGACATATTAGGGATTGACAACGTAGACGAGGCAAATGAGCAATACTTAATATCTGCAAAGGAAGTGATATAAGATGGAGTTTCATGAGGCATTTACGCAATACCTAAAAAACTATGCTGGATTAACTGCTTTAATTAGCGGTAGGGTTTATCCTGACTTTATACCACAAGATAAGCCATTGCCGGCTATAGTCTACCATCTTATATCATCCGATGTTGATTACACTCTTGAAGGCGAACAGAACCTTCAAACAGTCAACTATCAATTTGACTGTCACGGCAATACGGATAGTGAGACTTATGCAGTGTATAAACAGCTACGAAAAGCCTTTAAAAATTATCAAGGCAATATGAATGGCTTTAATGTTCAATTGATTGAAATTGAGGTCGTTTTGGGCAAGGACTACAGCGATCCAATACAGGAACATAACTACAAAATTGAGTTTAAATTCTACTATACAGAATAGGAGTTGATATTATTATGAGTAATGCAACTTTAGGGATGGGCACAAGCCTATCAAGAAACGGCAATGTTATTGCAGAACTCACCAAAATAGGTGATATAAGCTTAAAACGCGACATGATTGATGTTACAACATTACAATCACCTGGGCAAAAAGAAGAGGTTATTCCGGGATTGAAACGTACCGGAAGCATATCTTTCGAAGGTAATTTTTATCCTGGCGATACATTGGGACAGATAGGCTTGCAGTCAGATTATGACAACGGAGTATTGCAAGATTTTGCAATTGCATTTCCAACCACAACCGGAACAACATTTGCATTCAGCGGTTATGTTGAGGAATTAACATTTGGTGCTGCAGAGCCTAACGGGGTTATACCATTTAAGGGTAGTATAAAAATAAGTGGCGATACTTCTTTAGGAATAACACTTTCAAACAATATTACTGCTTTGACTTTATCGGGTAGTGCCGTTTGGTATCCTGCTTTTTCCGCAACAAGATATGGCATTGAAAATCCATATGTCGCTACAGTCCTTACAGGTGTAAGTAGCGTTACAGTTACGCCGACCTTTGCAGCTGGCACATGTACAATAACAAGCGGATCGCAGTCAGCGACAGTTGCTTCGGGTGCTGAGTCTAGTGCAATTAATTTAGGTGCTGCTGGATCAGTTACAACTATCGACATTACAGTTAAGGAAACTAGCAAAAGTCCAAAGACATACCGTATTAATGTAGCAAGAGCATAAGCATAAAGGAGGAGTGAATTATAATGGTACCCTACAAAGAAATAAATCTTGATAAGCCAAGAAAAGTTAAATTTAACGTCTCGGCTTTAATTACGGCTGAAACTCTTTGCGGTAAAAAAGGCATGGAGATAGTCCAGGATACGATAATGTTTGATATGAATACATTCATTAAGCTGCTTTGTGCTGGACTTCGTCATGAGGATAAGGACTTGACAGTTGATGAGGTTACAGGGATTTTAGACACATATATGGAGGAAAACGATTCCATAACGCCTATAACTGATATAGTAACAGAAATGTATTGTAAGGCTATAGGAGTTAAAATCCAAAAGCCTGATCCAAACCAAGAAAACGAGGTAACCGACCCAAACTTAAAAGGACCGATTGGGATTTAAATAAAAAAATCGAAGATTACGAAAAAATCTTTGTCGGTCAGTTGGATTACAGTTATAACGAGTTTTTGGAAATGACCTTTGAGGAAATGGATATAAAAATCGAAGCTTATCTTCAAAAGCTCAAACATGAAAGCCAAAAGCCTGTAATTGATGCTTGGTGTATAGGATTTATGGTCAAATTGGGCATTGGATCTCTTTTCGAGAAAGAAATAAAATATCCAAAACTCGAAGAGTTATTAAATAGTGAGAAAAACGAACCTATGACACCCGAGGCAATGGAGGCACATGTAATAGCTTTTGCAAAGGCGTTAGGTGCAAAAGAAATAATTATAGATGGGGGTTGAGTATATTGCCCGTAATGAGAGTGCAGGTGCAAGGCATAGAAAGCCTTATAAAAGAATTAAGGCAAATGGACGATAGGGGAAAAGCAGTGTTAAATGATGTAGCTTTGGAGGGTGCCCAATATGCGGCCCCTCTTTTAAGTGGAGCTATTCCCCTAAGTCCTGACAATAAGCATATTAGAGATAAGGTTAAGGTTAAGTTAAATAAGCGTAAGAGCAAATACACTGCAGCTGCTTCCGTTACGATTGGTAGTGCTGCAAAGGGTTATAATTATGCTTTCCACTATGAGACAGGCTACAAAATAACTTTAAAGGATGGAAGCATAAAGCGTGTTCCTCCTGCAAAGACAGTAAGACGCAAATTTGATCAAATAAAAGGTCGTATAGCTGATAAAATGCGAGATACCTTTATTGCAAAGGCAGGTGGTTAACTAATGTCTAGTAGGGCAATAAGGACCATAACAACAAGGTTTGTTGCAGATATTTCCCGATGGTCACGGCAGATGAATCAAGCACAGTCCACAATGACAAGAATTGGACAGAAAATGACGGCTATAGGTGCAAAAATGACAAAGGCTATAACATTACCAGTATTTGAGGTTGGTGATAGCTTTACAAAAATGGCCACGGAAGCCGTAGAGAGCGAAAACCTTTTTGCTGAATCTATGGGAAGTATGGCCAATAAAGCCCGGGCATGGTCGGAAGAATTGTCCAAAAGTCTTGGATTAAATGCTTACAACGTGAGAAAGACCGTAGGAACTTATAATGTAATGCTTGCATCAATGGGGCTATCTGAGCAAGCGGCCTATAAAATGTCAACAAGCTTAACAGAGTTGAGTTATGACATGGCCAGCTTTTACAATCTTTCCAACGAGGACGCAATGGCAAAATTGCAATCCGGTATATCCGGAGAGGTTGAGCCGCTCAAACGACTTGGGATAGTTGTAAACGAAACAGCAGTTAAAACCTACGCACTCAATAACGGACTTATTAAACAAGGTCAGGAAATGACAGACACACAAAAAGTCATTGCTCGTTATATGACTATAATGGAGATGACTAAGAAAGCCCAAGGAGATTTGGCAAGAACATTAGACAGTCCATCAAATCAACTGAGAATGTTGAAAGAAAGAATGTCGATGCTAGGCATAGAAATAGGCCAAAAGCTTATTCCCATAATGCAAAGACTTATGTCTTTTGCAAACGGTCTTTTAAATGCCTGGAATAACCTTAACCCAGCTACACAAGATACAATTTTAGCAGTTACAGGCGTTACAGCTGCAATAGGACCTTTAATACTTGTAGTAGGTGCATTAACAGCAGCATTAGCCTTTTTGGCTGCTAATCCGGTTGTGGCGGTAATAGGTGGTATAGCTGCACTTGCTACAGGCATTATAGTAGCTACAAACGGATTCGGAATTTTTGAGCAATCACAACGCAAAACCCAAGATCGCATGATAAAAACCACCGCAGAAATGATAAGGCAGAAAAAAGCTGCAGGAGATTTGAGTAACGCAATGCTGCAGGTAAGTTATATTGAGGCAAAGCAAGCTCAAGAAAGATATAGAAATGATTACTATAAGCAAATGCAAACTTATTGGACTTTGTTAAGCAAAAAAGCCGAGTTAGTTAAAAGAAAGCAGAGCGAATCTGAGAACATTGATAAGCAAGACATTTTACCAAGTCAATTTAGGCCTGGCACCTCGCTCGACCCTGAAATAGAGGCAGCTGATAAGGCGGTTAAAAATCAGATCGAAAAGATAAGGCAAACACAAAAGCAGATTGACGATGCCGGGAATATCATGAAAGAGTGGGAAAAAATTGAGACTCCTAAA